TGCTACTAAAAAGACTTCTTTTAAACCAGAGGACGCTATCTATGAGCCTAAGCCTATTGCTTCTTGGTATTCATCGGATAGAGCTTTAGTTAAGAAGAGAGGAGAATTAATAGAGGGTAAGACTTATTCTCCGGGTAAATTGTTTTACGCAGAGCCTAGTTATTTAGGAGCGTTAAACTATATCGAGATTAGTAACCAGATAGCGGAGTTTCATAAGAATAACTTAGACAACGGAATGGTAGGTTCGATGCACATTCACTTATTCGAGGACTTAAGCGATAGCGAGAAAAGAAGAAAGGTAGAAAAGGGTATATCTCAGAAATTCGTAGGAAGTGAGAACGCTGGTAAAGTCGTAGTAACTTGGTCTACTAATCCGGATATGAAAACCTTAGTAGAATCTATACCGGTTAACGACTCTCACGAGATGTTTACTTTACTTAACGGTAAGGTATCGGAAGAAATAGTAATGGCACATCGTACGCCTATGGCTTTAGCTGGAATTAAAGTAGCTACCGGTTTACAGTCGGACGAAGCTTTAACTAGGTCGAATATGGAGTACTACCAGAATACGGTAATAAGACCTTCTCAGAGAGTTATAGAAGAATCTTTAGATAGAGTATTAGAGCGTAACGGTATTAAAGTTAAGACCGTAATTAAGCCTTTAAGACCTATAGATATTTTAGGTTCAGAGGAGTTAATGTCTCAGGTAATGACTATTAACGAAATAAGAACTAAAGTACTAGGAATAGATGTTTTAGAAGAGGGAGGAGACTCTTTCTTAAATGATAATAATATAGTAGAGTAAATGGCATTAGATTTAGGCATATTTTTAGAGGGTTCGCAAAGTACTTTTAAGGTTAAGGTATCTAAAAATGACGCACAAGCTCAATTTTTACTAGATAAGTTTATTAGTTCAGACGGTTCGGTAACTATAACAGAGACTAATGACGGAGGTATAGAGCAAATTAACTTAACTACTTCGGGCGGTGGTGGTATTTCATCACCATTAACAACTAAGGGCGATTTATTTACTTATTCTACGGTAGACGCTAGATTAGGAGTAGGAACAGATGGTCAAGCTCTTATTGCTGATAGTGCTGAAGCAACTGGTTTAAAGTGGGGGACTGTTTCTGGCGATAATATGGCAACAGCTGATTTGACCTTAACAGGAGATAGAACGCACGATTTAAACGGTAATGTTTTAAAGTTTGATAACGGACAAATAACGATTGAGGGTTCAGGTTCAACAAGTGCAACAACTTCAATACTTATTCAAAACAGTTCAGCCACTCAGTTATTTAAAATAGATGATGCAGGAGGTTTTGCTTTGGGTAGCGGAGCTAGTCACTCTACAACTAACGCTGTCACAATAGGAAATAACGCTCTAACTTCAGAACATTTTGCTATTAGTATAGGAGCTTCAACAGACGCAACTGCTGCATCAGCTATAGCTATCGGTTATTTAGCTCAAGCAACGAACTTACAAGCTATTGCTATAGGTAGAGGAGCTAACACAACTCAAAGTAATTCTATATCTTTAGGTTATAATACAGACGCTACTAATACAGGTACTATTGCGTTCGGAAATCAAGCCCAAGCCACAGGTTATGAGGGTATTACTATGGGTACAATAGCAACAGCTTCAGGTAGTAGGTCTACGTCTTTAGGTTCTAGGTCGTTAGCAGATTCATCAAGGTCAATGGCTTTAGGTAATCAAGCTAATGCAACAGCAAATTATAGTATTATGCTAAACGCTAGAAACGGGGTAGCCACTAATTCAACAGCTAACTCTTTTGCGGTAAACTGTAATAGCACAGACCATTTATTCTTTATAGGTAATACAGCAGACGGTTGGTTAAACACTACGGGTTCTTTCGGTTTTGGTACGATTACACCTTCAGCTTCAGCAGTAGTTGATTTAAATTCAACTACAAAAGGTTTCCTTCCTCCGAGAATGACAACAACAGAAAAGAACGCTATAACAACACCAGCTACTGGATTGGTAGTTTTTGATAATACACTTGCTAAACTTTGTATTTATACGGGTTCAGCTTGGGAAACTGTAACAAGCGCATAATTTAATAATAAATAAAATGGCAATAAAAGTAAATAACACAGCGGAAAGTAAAGAAGGTTTAACAATTCCTTCAGGATATTTAATAGGGTTTGATATGATTATTCCTGATAATACAAAAGAACTTCATTACTCTCCTAAAGTTTATATAAGCGAACAAGCGAGAACAGATGGAAAATCAAAAGTTTACCCTGAGTTTATAGATAAGTTATCACACGTTTACAAGCCTACAGACGCAGAGTTTGCTAGCCTTAATCCTATAGCGGTTAATACTTTCTACCAGACTTACGTAGAGACTTTAACGGAAATCGGAACAGATACAGAAATTATACTATAATGAATAACGATAGAGAAGAAATATTAGAAGTAACTAAAGCTAGTTTTAAGGTATTCGACGTACCTACTAGGTATAGGCTTATGATATTAAAAGCCTTCTCTAGTTACGATTGGGATTTCGAGGAGAAGTCAGACGGGTTAACCTTTTTTAATACCAGATGGTCTAACGAGTTTCACCCGGTATTCGTTTGGCACGATTTCGCTATGCAGAATAGGGAAACTTTAAGAGGTTCGGAAAGTGTAACTACTTACGTAAGAAATACTAATCTTACCTTAAAAAAGCTACTAGAAATATATAATTTTAGTATCTTAAAGCAATGGGCTTATCCTATATTAGCTACGCTAGCTTTTAAATTATTTAAACGATAAAAAAAATGACAGAACAAGACTTAAAAAACATTGAAGTAGTATTCGCAATTGCTAGAAAGGAATTAGCGTTAGACGAAAACCAATTAGTAGAGATTATTAATTTAAAGAAGAAAGTTTTAAACGCTTTAACTCCTGAAGAGGAAGAGCAAAAAGTATAATAAATATATGTTGGATTTAGATAGCTTGTTTAAGTATATAGTAACCGGAGGAGGAGCAATTATAGCTTACTTCTTTAAAAGTATTCACAACGGTATAAAAGCCCACGAAGGAAAGGTAGAGGACTTACAAGTAAACCTATCTAAGTTAGAAAACAGATTAGAGTTAGTAGATAATAAAACGTCGGTACAAGTCGAAAAATTAGAAGATTTAAGTAAAATGCAATTCGACCAATTACATATGGAAATTAGCGACCTTAAAAAGTCGATTAATACTATAAATGTAAATATCCAAGAATTAGTAAAGAGTAAAATAGTGTAGATATGAGTTTAGCGGAGACGAAGATAATAACGGAGCAGGAGGTTAAGAATTGGACCGACATTAGTAATAACGTACAAAGTAGTAGTTTAGCTTTTGCTATAACTATTAGTCAAGATTTATACGTTAGAACTGCTTTAGGGGAAAAGCTTTACGAGGAGTTAGTAGGTCAAGTGGCTAATAATACTTTAACCGCTTTAAATACTACCTTACTTAATGGTAATGATAGACTTTTTAGGGGTATTAAACCAGGTTTAGCTTGGTGGATAGCTTACGAGTCTTACACTTATTTACATTCTAAGATTAGCCCTACCGGTATTCAGTCTAAAAGTACTGACCAAGCTACTAGTATAGATTCTAGGTCTTTAGAGATTCGTAAGAATATGGCTAAGAAGAAAGCGGAGTATTATATAGACCAGCTTATTTGCTATTTAAGAGATAACGAGAATGATTACCCTTTATTTAGAGATTCTGACTCTTGCTGTACTAATATCGCTTACGACGGTTACGGTAATAGCGGTTTAATCTTAGACGATGAAGACGACCTAAACTATTATAGAAGAGATAACGACGGATTTAAAGAATTATAAAATATGGCTTTTGAAATAACTAATAGTGGTGGCTTTTTAAAGATTAAAAACACTACTACTAACGAAATTAAAGCTATATCTAAAAACGATGTAAGATTCGAACTTGATAAGACTTTAGACGTAATGTTAGGGGCTAACTTTAAATTTATAGTAATAAGCGACGTGGTAGAGGTTTCTACTCCATTAGCTACAGATTTAGAAGATTTATTAACCAAATTAAATAACTTAACTTAATGGCTACGATAACAGTAGAGGGAGGACAGCTTAAAATGGTCGTAGGTACAGAGATTTATACTGTACCTTTAGATGATGTTATAGTAGAGTCTAAAGGAGTTGATTCTATAGTATTTAAACAATGTACCGCACCTATATTAGAGCTTGAAAGGTCTGTAATTACTACTCCTACTTCGACGAGTGTAGAGAATTTAATAGACCAGATAGGATTGTTAATAGAATCTGTTGTAGGCGGTTCGGGGAAATACGCTGAATCTGGGTACTCTCATACGGGAGCTTTCGCAGGTAAGCCTTTAAGTAATAATTACGTTTGGGAAGCTGGAACGGGTATTAGTTATACTCAAACCGACGTAGATAACGGTATATACAAGGTGCTCTCATTAGATAACGACGTACATTTAGCAGTAGATAACCCTTACTGGTCAACTCCAGATGTTAGCGGATTAGATAACGTAGGATTATTTAACGGATATGCTTTACCTAACGAGGTAACAAGTTTAGTAGATTATACCTATGACTTTGATACTGAGTACCCAGGTTCAACAGGAACAGGTTTCGAGGGTTCTACGGGTAGAATTAAGTTAAACGATTTACAGTACGGAGACCAAATAAGAGTTCGTTTTGATTTTAACGTAATACCACAGATTGCTAACACTACTATAGAACCAGCTTTGTGGTATAGTAATAGAGATGATAACGATAATATTACTTTTACCTTTCCTTTAACTACGTCTCCAGTATTTTACGGCGGTGGAACTGTAGGAAATACTTTTTTAAACAGAGTAGAGATTTCAGCTTGGGTTATTAGTAATGAAGATGTAAACGCTTTAACACTACCATCAATTAAAGCAGATAACCCTATCATTATTCAACCTTTAGGACTATTAATAACAGTAATAAGATAATATGTCAGTAATAAAAATAAAAAGAAACGAAGCAGGAAACTGTATAACCTTCGAAGGTTCTTCTAATCCAGTTTATTGGAATAGCTGTTTAAGCGGAGAGATAGACGCTACAGATAATACGTTAATAAACGTAGTTAATGATATTATTACAGCACAAAGCGGAACTACGCAATACGAGTTTTTTAGAATACCTTATACTAATTTCGTAGATGCTGACGGTAATCCTTTTTCTACCGCTCAAGACTGTAGAGATTATATCACCCAAGAAGCTAACGTATTAGGGAGTATAGGGGAGCAGATAGCTACCTCTTCAGATACTTTTAACTTTTACTTAGATTCTAAAGACAACACCGTTATAATGTCAACGGGGGATTACTTCCCAGTAAATACAATACAAGCTACACTACATAGCGATAATACATTAAGGATTGTTTCTATTATAGGTGTTAAGACTTATTATAGTAATATTAATTTAGCGAACGTTTCTATAGATTCAGTACTATTAACGGGTACAGAATCTCAAAAAGTAAACGAGTTGAACACTTTATTCCAACACGCCGGAAGTTCTATGGGTCAAGCTCCTACAATAACTAGCGCATTAACTGTTAACTTAACGACTGGGGATACTTTAAACTATGAATTAACTGCTGATTACGGGGTAGGCTATGAATGGGACTTGTCTAGTGTTAGCGGTGTAGTTAATGTAGAAGGTAATGTTAGAAAAATTATTGGCGGTTCGTCGCTAACTGCGGGGACTTATAACATACCTGTTAAGGCTGTTAATTACTTCGGAGAAGATAGCGAGACTATTAGTTTAGTAGTTTCTAACCCTCCTTATTCTAGTACTAAAAGTGTTAAATTTAATGTTTACGATGACTTAGACACTTCAGCAAGTGACAGAACGGTTTTGAATAGTGTTTTAGGAAGGTCTTCTAATGGTTCTGGCTCTTCTGACGCTTGGACTATAGCATTTTGGTTCAAGGGTGGTACTTCTACAAATTCTGTGCAGACAATAATGCAATATGGAGGTTCTAATCAGTATTCAGATGGTTATATATGGATTACTTGGACGGGAGCGACTTACCAAAGGTTAAGACTTAAGTACGGTACTGAATACAACTATTTACAACTTAGAACTCCAGCTAATTCAATTACAAGTGGAACGTGGCATCACGTAGTTATAACTTATGACGGTGGTACTACTGGAGCAGGTAGTGGTAATATAAATGATTATTACAGTAGATTTAATATATATATTGATGGTGCTTTGCAGACTACTGACAACTCTAACGCTAACTATGGATACACTAATGATATAGATGATAGCTACTTTAAGATAGGGGAGGCTAGTTATGGTGATTACCTTAGAGATAACTGTTTAGTTGACGAGTTAGCCTTTTGGGATAGCGACCAAAGTTCTAATGCTTCTGCAATATATAATAGCGGTACGCCTCACGACTTAAACGGATTAACTACAACTCCTAGCCATTGGTGGAAAATGGGAGACGGAGATACTTACCCTACTATAACGGATAACGCAGGTAGTGTAGACCTAGATATGAACTCTATGACGGCTGCTAGTTTTGTAAGTGATGCACCTTAAAAATAAAAGCAATGACAATAATACAAGATTCAAATAACGATATGATATTCTACAAATCAAGTGGATTATCTAGTCCTTATTACTTAGTAAGATTAGTAAATAAGATAACGGCTAAGGAGTTTGTTTTTTTAGACCAATCTATGGTAGCTTGTCCTTTTATTAGCTTAGAACTTAACGAAGTAGGTAAAGACGGAGTAGAAGACCCTTTAACAGCTTCTATTAAGGTGGATACGGGTAGTTATGATATTTACTTATATGACCAAGTAAGTAGTACTAACTTAGACTATACGCTAACTAACTCTTTATTATACGAGGGGGAAGCTTACGTATATTCTGACGAAGACTTAGATAGAACCTTTTTATAAGTAATAATATAAAAGTCGAATTTTTATAGTTAAATTAGTAATATGAGTAAATTAAAAAGTATACTATCATCGTTATTAACTGGAGCGGTTAGCGCTATACCAGTTGTAGGAAATGTAGCTAAAGAAATTAAAGAGTCTAGGTCTGTTAGGCTACCTCATTCAAGTATAGGTAAAGTAGATTACGCTAAGATTGCAGGTTATTCTATTATGTTTGTAATAATATTAGCGGTTATCTTCGGTAAATTAGATATAGAAACGGCTAGAGAGCTGATTAAGAAATTAAACCTATTTTCGTTTTTTTCATAGTGTTTTTGTTTTGGTTTGTGTTAGAAGGGTAGTTAATAGCTACCCTTTTTTCACCTCTAGAAGTACCGTAAATAAAGGAAACTTAAAAAAAGTCTAAAAAAAGTTAGTTAATAATTAGGAACTTATTAACTAGATTATATATCTTTGAGGAAACGAATAACAAAAACGAATATTATGACAAATCTACAACAAGCACAACAAGAAGTATTAGAGTTAGAAATAGATTACGACCAAGTAATTTCAGACTTTGAACAATTGGGAGACAGCTACCCAATAATTGAAGTTGAATCTAACAATTACTGGTTTACAATCACATTTAAAATTAATGGTAGTTTAATCGAGTCTCCTTGTGGGTGGTATGATTATGACGACCCTATAGAGATTAACTTCTCTGGTGAAATCATTCCTTACGAAATAGAGGTGTTTGATAAATCAACCGAAAAAGAATTCGAATTAAGAGTTACAAAACAAATTACTGAACAATTAAAAATTGTAGAATAATGAGAAACGTAAACCAATTTAAAGGATTAGCTAAAGGGATAAGTAAAAGTACTTACCCTGGTAGCTACACTAACCATAAAGAATGGACGGACAGTCACACAGAGAAGAGATTTAACGATACAATGTGGAGAATAAGAGTATTAACCTTAAATAATAAAGAGAATGACAAAAGAGCAGATTATTAATTACTACGAATTACAGATTAACAAAGCAGAGAACGGAATAGAGAAGAGTTCTATTAAGTTCGAGATGAAGAAACACTTAGAAGCTTATGAAAACGGAGAAGAATATAAAACGGACATTGAAGCGCCGATTGAATGCTTTAACTGCGGATCTTAAAGTACTATTAATACTATTTTTAATCAACAAACTAAAATAAACTATGGAAAAGACGAATTTATTTAAGGCACTGGCTAACTTTCAACAAAACGTGCCAGTAATTCACAAAGGAGCAAGTGGTTACGGTTATACTTATGCAGACCTACCTGCTATCTTTGAGGTAATTAACCCAATACTAAAAGAAAACGGTTTAGGGTTTAGCCAATTATTAGGAACTAACGAACTAGGAGCTAACACTATCGAAACTGTTATCTTCCACGCTGAGACTGGCGAAAGCTTAACTAGTACAATGGTAATACCTAACGACGTTACTTTAAAAGGTATGAACGAATTTCAGGTAATGGGGTCGGCAATTTCATACTACCGTAGGTACTCATTATCAGCAATTTTAGGGCTTGTGTCGGACAAAGATACTGATGCTTCGGGCGAACAATCTAAGAAACCTACACCTGCTAAAAAGCCTACACCTATTAAGAAAGATGTATTAAACTCTTCGCATAAGGTATGGAAGAACGTAGTAGTAGGTCTTAAATCGGGTTATACTATCGAGCAAGTGAAAGCTAAGTACGAAGTAAGTAAAGAAGTAGAGGAGGAATTATTAAAGCTTAAAGACGAATAGTTTAACAGCCTTAATAAAATGCAGTAGCGCAATAGCTACACTTGGATAGAAGCAGACAGCACCCATGCGCTATTCATTTTATTAATTGTTGTGGTGCGTTAAATTTAACTGATATGAAAACTTTAAGAGATTTTTTGAATTTAGCTGACTTCTTAGGTGATGAAATGACCGAAGAACAAGCAATAAGATTTATGGATGAGGCAAAGCAAGTTCTTTCAATAGCTGAAATTGAAGTGTTGCTAAATGAATTGCCTGGTACAGCACTTTACACGGAAGTTTCTATGTATGATGCTGAGATGGGTGGATTAAGTAGGTACTAATGCACCACAACGCCAAAGCGAGGAATGTTTTAATATTCCTTGCTGACCGTTAAAGAGCGTTGCGAAGCTAATGCGAACTAATTTAAAAAAAAACGAAATGAAAGAATTTAAAATAAGTCCAAGCCAATGCGGTAAGATAATGGTTAACGCTCGTAAGAAAGGCGAACTATCTAAAACTACTTTAAGCTACGTAGATGAATGGGTTAAAGAACAAATCTACGGTAGAAGAAAAGATATTAGTAGTAAGTATTTAGATAAGGGTAACGACGTAGAAGACGCTTCTATTGATTACATATCTAAGATGCTAAATCTAAAAGGTATTAAGAAGAACGAAGAGTTATTCGAGAACGACTTTATGAGAGGTACTCCCGACGTTATAACTAACGACACGGTAATAGACCTTAAAAACTCTTGGGATTGCTTTACATTCCCTTTATTAGAGACGGAAATACCTAATAAGGATTACTTTTACCAGCTACAGTGTTATATGGCTTTAACCGGCAAGAAGAAGGCTAAGTTAATCTATACCTTAATGAGTACTCCGGACGCTTTAGTACCTAAGTGGGATAAGTTTAACCATAACTACGAGGATATAGATAGCCGCTATAGGATTAAGGTCTTTAGCTTCGATAGAGATGAGGACGTTATAGACGAAATCAAAAAAAGAGTCCTAGAGATTAGGCAACACGTAGAAGTATTAACTACTTTTATTTAACACCGAAGTAGGAACCGTTTTAATGGTTTCTAAAGAATGTTAAAGAGCGTTTTAATGCTCTTGACTAAACAAGTATTTTTTAATTTTAATTTTTATATATGTCACAAGACAAGATTTACGTAGGAAACGGAAAAGAAAACGAACAGTATGGATTTGTAAACTTTTCAGTATGTTTAACAGACTTACCACAAGAACACGTTACAGAGTTTAAAGGTAAGAAGTACATTAACTTAACAGTATCTAAGAAAAGAGAGACTGACCAATACGGTAAGACTCATACGGTAACTGTTAACACTTGGAAACCGGAAGGACAAACGGTAGATAATTCTCCGTCTGATTTGCCTTTTTAAGTTTACTTATTAGTGAACTAGATTTAGAAATTATAGAGGAGTGGAAACGCTCCTCTTAATTAAACCAAAACGAAATGAAAAACTTATTACAAAGATTCAAGAAAAACGTATTAACTCAGCTATTTACCTTTGGATTTATTATGGGTTCGGCAGGTGTATTATCTAATTGGATAGATTGGTTATACCCAGTATATGTATCGGCATCTATTATCTTAACCTTTTACGTAGTAGTATTTATTATAGCTGGAATCGTTAACCTTATTAAAAACGCTTTAAGATGAGTTTTATACTATTTATCCTAGCGGCTATTTGTAACGCTGTAATAGACGTAACGCAGTTTCACTATTATAGGTCTATCTTTAATAACGAACCTTTTAGCGAGTCTTGGTGGAACGGGAATATATCTTGGAGAAATAAATACAAGAACGGAACAGTATCGCAAGGAAGGAATAATATCCCGGTATGGTTTACCGATGCCTTTCACTTTTTTAAAAGTTTAATGATAACTCTACTAGCTTTCGCAGTAGTCTTTTATAAGCCTTTAATTAATTGGTGGGTAGATTTTATAGCGCTAGGACTTTCTTGGAATATATTTTTCTCTTTATTTTACAAACACATTTTAAAATCAGAAACCTATGAGTAAAAAGCGAAGCGTATCAACCGCCTTTTGGAGTGACCCTTTTATAGAAGATATAGCTCCGGAGTACAAACTACTATTCCTTTACCTAATAACTAACGAGAAAACTAATATGTTAGGCATCTACGAAGCTTCTAAGCGTAAAATGAGCTTCGAGACGGGTTTATCCTTAGAAACGATTAAAGATGCTTTAGAAGTCTTTGAAAGGCTTGGGAAGGTTAAGTACGTAGATAACTATATTATCTTAGTTAACTATATGAAGCACCAGAAATACAATACTAATATGAAGAAATCAGCTATAGAGACTTTTAACGAACTACCTAAAAGCGTTAAAGCTGGTTTAGATTCCTTAGATAAGAATAACGTAGAAGAGTCTTTTAAAGCTCTTATAGAGGAGTATTCTCATGCGGATAAGCTAACTATTAAAACGGAAGTAGAAAACCCTTTAAACTATTACGAGAACGGTCATTTAGTCTTAACGATGGTAGATTACAAGAAGTTATTAAAACATTACGACTCTAGTACTATAGACCATTACATAGCTAAAGTAGAAAACTGGAAGAAGAACGATAAAGTAAAGAGTCTTTATATGACTATTCTAAACTGGCTTAAAAGAGACTCAGAGGTAAAGTCTAACGACGTTAAGATAGTTAAGAACGAATCTTACTCTACCGGGTTCAACGAACACTTTTAAAGCGAATAATATGAGTAAGCAAAAACACTACTATCAATTAAGCGACGTTACTAACGAATTATTTAAACTAAGAGAGAAAGGGTTAACTAGAGGAAAAGAAATAGGTTTCGACTTCGATAAATGCGGTATGTCCGTTAAAAAAGGTTGTACTACTTATATCGCAGGCGCTCCAGCTTCGGGTAAATCGGAGTTCTGGCTAGAAGTATTAGTTAATCTATCTTGTATCTACGGAGATAAGCATATTATATTTACTCCTGAGACGGGAGAAGTACACGAGGTATTTGCGGAGCTATGCCATAAGTACATTAATAAGCCTTACTTCGGTAAAGACGGTGTTAAAATGACGGAGACGGATAAAGCTCAGTCCGAGTACTTTATAGGAGAACACTTTATAGTTATAGACCCTAAAGACGATACTATGTCTTTAGATGATTATTATGAGATGGTAGATAAGGTAGAAAAGGAATTAGATTGGAAGTTCGCTACGACTACTATAGACCCTTTTAACGAGGTTAAGCACGATTTTAGCGGTAGACAAGATTTATATATAGAGGAGTTATTAGGTAAGTGTAGAAGGAACGCTAGAAAGACCCAAAGACATAACTGTTTAATTACTCACGTAAGAGACCAACCTATTATAGAAAAGGACGGTAAGAGATTCTGCCCTATGCCTACTCCTAGAGAGTTTGCCGGAGGTCAAGCGTGGTTTAGAAAAGGAGAGCAGATGATTATCGTTTGGCGTCCTCCTTACGGAGTAAGTAGAGATAACGGACAAGGAACGTACGAAGGAAACGAAGCTATAATAAGGATAGCTAAAGAAAAGCCTAAAGGGTCTTCTAAGAAAGGCGATTATACCTTCTTCTATAATAAAGAGATGAACGCTTACTACTGTAAAGACTGGGACGGTGTAGATGTATATGCAGATAGAACGCCTATAAAGTCAAGAACCGGTAAGCAAGAAATCTTACAAGGTTTAGACCCTAAAGAAGAAGATAACTTTTTTAAGAATAAATCTTTCGAAAGAGTAGCAAACGAAGAGGACTTATTAGAAGATACCCCATTTTAACCTAATACTATGGAATTAAACTTAGATACCTTAAAGAGTCACGGGGTACTATCGGAGCTAACCGCTAAACTAGAAGCTAGACCCGGAAATACTAAAGAGACTAAAAAGATAATAAGCGATCTTAAAGGAGTTAATTTACACTTACTTAGACTTCAGGAGTGGTACGATTATAAAGACGAGAAACTCACTAAAACAGAGATAGAGAACGATAAAAACGATATGATACTAACTAGCTACCAACGAAAGATAAGAGTATTAGAGAAAGAATTAAACGAGATAAAGACAGTACTATACGATAGTATTTAGTTAATTATTAGTAATTTAAGCGAAAAATAAATATAAAAATGTCGAAAAAAGGATTAACGAATTACCGTAAAAAAAACCCACACCAAGTAAGAATGACTACCGAAGAGTTTACCGCTTGGAAAAGTTTTAAAGAAGACACTAAAGAAAGAAATAATCTACTAAAAGACGAAGCCGGAGCAGCTGGTATAGACTTAAAAGATATTAAGCACTATTGGTATAAATCGGAGAAGTTTTCGATGTTCGCTAAAAACTCTAGTAAGACTTACGAAGAGTTAAGAGACGAGATTATAGCGGATATGGACGGTTATAGTTTTAAATATCCTAAGATTAAAAGAAAACCATCTACAGACGGGCATTTACTTGTTATTGATATAGCGGACCTTCATATTAATAAACACGCTAAAGAGTACAGTACACAAGAAGCAGTTAAAAGAGCTATACTAGGTACTGAAGGGTTACTACAAAAGTCTAGTGGTTTTAATATTGATAAAATTCTTTTTGTTATTGGTAATGATGTTTTAAATACTGACAACATAAGTAAGACAACTACTAAAGGAACTCCACAAGATACAGACGTACATTGGTATAAAGCTTTTACTATAGCTAGAGAGGTTTATGTTAAGTGTATTGAAATGTGTATGCAGGTAGCTGATGTAGACGTTATTCATTGCCCATCTAATCACGATTTAATGTCTGGTTGTTTCTTAGCTGATAGCTTAAATAGTTGGTTTAGATTGTCTAAAAATGTTAATTTCTTTATAGGTCCTGACTACAGAAAGTACTACCAGTATCATTCAAATATGATAGAGTTAGAACACGGAGATAAGGGTAAGAAAGCTAACCTACCTTTATTAATGGCTCAGGAGCAGCCTAAAATGTGGGCAGACACTAAATTTAGATACGCTTATTTACATCACGTGCACCATTCCGACAAAACACAATTCCAAACGAGTAAAGATTATATAGGCTGTAACGTAACTTACTTACGATCTCCATCTTCTGCTGATGAGTGGCACGAATCACAGGGATACGTTAATCTAGTGGCAGTTGAAGCTTTTATACATAGTAAAGAAATGGGTAGAGTATCGCATTTAACACATTACTTTTAATGATTTACGAATACTACATAAAAGAAAACCCTATAAGCCTTAATGACTGGTACTCGGGTAAACATTGGACTCAAAGAAATAAGCAAAAAAACAAATGGAGTAACTTATTTAACGAGCACCTGGAAGTCAATCCGCCTAACAAGCTAACTAAGTACAAGATAACATTACTAGTTAACAGTAGGCACGACCCAAGTAACACTATAACTATTATAAAGATATTTGAAGACACGTTAAAAAAGCTAGGTTATATTGTAGACGATTCGCCTAAATACTGTAAAAGTATAACGATTAAACCAGATTCAACACTAGAAAAGCCTAGTTTTAAAATAGTATTAGAAAGTATTTAGTAAAATCATTCTAGTTGAAAATCAAGGGGTTACATATTGTAGCCTCTTTTTCTTGTTTAAAAGTTTGCAGTTGTCAACACAGAATACATATATTTGTAGAAACAAAAACAAATAACTATGAAATTAACAAGCGGACAAATTCAAGACGTAAAAAGAGCAATCATTAAAGAAGTGAAAGAATTAGAGTACGGTACTAAGACTGTTAACTCTTATGTAACACTAACTAACTTAGATTTAGACTTAGACTACACTTTAAAAGTAGCTCCAGTAGTAGACAGCGGTTTAACTTTAATAGCTTGTTTAGATTACTGTGTAGCATTCCACGAAAGTGTTGGAGACGTAGAAGTAGATAACACAGAAGATATTGAGACTATAACTATTAAACTTTGGTAATATGGATAACGATACACTACAAGCGATAGAGATAGTAGATAACTTACTGCTATCCTATCAAGATAAGATAAAGAAGCTCCCGGATAACGAAAAGCTTAAACAAGGCTTTAACGATATGATACAAGTAAGGGGTGTATTATGGAACTTAGGAAAGAATAAAAATTAACTTAGAAACCAATTAAAAACAAACAAACAAAAAAAACAATTATGAGAAATTTATTATTAGTACTAGCAATTATTACAAGTCTAACAACGAACGCACAATGGAAGCAGGGTTATTATGTAGATGAATTTGGAGACAGAACGGGAGATACTTATATGTTTATTAGAGCTATAGGAACTTTTACTAACTCAGCTACTCAAGATTCTAAATGTACCTATCTTTTTATTGATTCAGATAATGTTATGACTGTAGACGTTAAAGAGTATGGTAGTAGTATGGCTACATCTACCAGTTGGACACCTGAGATAGTAAAAATAAAAACCCCTAGTGGAGAGGTTAAAACAGTAAAGAACGTGCATTTCACTAGGTCAGGTTCTTTAGTGTTTATGGATAAAAAGTATAACGAACTAAAATCTATACTAACAGAAAGTGGTAGATACGTTATGGTATTCAGAAGGTCAGGAAGATACTCTAGCTCATCATACAAAGCGATTTTTAATATTGACTAACAATAAACCTAAGTTTAAAGCCAAAAAACTATGAAGAAGTGCTTTACTTGTAAAAAGAACTTACCTCTATTTATGTATCAAAAGATACCAGAAGAGGACTACCAGTTAAAGAGCGACCAAGGAACTTTAACCGAATGTAGAATATGTAGCTATACTAGACTTAAAAGAGACGGTAGTAAGTTACACCCTTACGCTAAGTACTTAAAGGTAGGTAGGGTTAGACGGTTTACTTCGTTCGATATGACTAAGAAGCAGGCTTTTATATATTGCTTTTTAATGAGCTACGAGGGGAGAAGAAGTTACCTAAGATATAGATTACACGAATTAGGCTTAGATCCTTATAACTATTAACGACCGTACAAGTACCGTACAAGTACCGTACAAGTACCGTACAAGTACCGTACAAGTTAACGGTTTGTGTATGGTGCGTATGGCGTAGCCTATGCAATATACACGTTGTTACCCATCCGTATTTTTAAAAGGGGAATTAGTGAGGAACGAACTAAAATATTTATAATGATAAACGAGATACATAACGAAAGTAATTTAGATACTATGGCAAAGATGCCAAATAACTTTATAGACTTGACTGTAACATCACCACCTTATGATGATTTAAGAACTTATAATGGTTATAGTTTTCCTTTTGAGGATATTGCAAAAGAACTTTATAGAACGACAAAAGAAGGTGGTGTGGTTGTTTGGGTTATTGCTGATGGAACTAAAAATGGAAGTGAAAGTGGCACAAGTTTTAGACAAGCATTGTATTTTATGGAGTGTGGTTTTAAATTGCACGACACTATGATTTACAAGAAAAAACGAATTGTACCATTAACTCATAAAAGATATGAGCAAGGTTTTGAATATATGTTTGTGTTTGTGAAAGGTAAATTAAAAACATTTAATCCAATAAAAGTGCCTTGTAAATATGCAGGAACAGAAACTTGGGGTAAACCTACTTTTCACAAAACAAATAGTAGTGGACTTGTTGCTGTTGAAAAAAAGACAATAAACGATTTTAAACAAAAAGAGAATGTTTGGGAATACCTAAATGCAAAAGATAAAGTGTTTAAGCATCCTGCGCCATTTCCAGAAGATTTAGCAAAAGACCATATAATAAGTTGGTCTAATGAAAATGACTTGGTTTATGATTGTTTTATGGGAAGTGGAACAACTGCTAAAGTTGCTAAATCATTAAACAGAAACTTTGTTGGAAGTGAAATATCTTCCGAATATTGTGAAATAGCTAATAAAAGATTAAACACGTTATTTTAACACGTATAAGTGGTTGCCCTTTTTAAAAATATTGTGTGTAACACCAAGGCGAGTAGAGTTTTAATTCTACTTGCTGACTGTTAAAGAGCGTTTTAATGCGAACTAATTAAATAAAAATTATGAAAAGAAAAGAAATTACAGAATTTAACGAAGCGTTTGGTTGTCCAGCGCCTAAGAAACCTACTACGGTAGCGAACAGTAAACTTAGAAGTAAATTAATTATCGAAGAATTAACCGAGTATAACGACGCGGTAAAAGATAACGATATAGTAGAAATAGCGGACGCAATAGGCGATATGCTTTACTTAGTATTAGGAGCAGCAGTAGAACACGGTATCGAGATTGAACCGGTATTCGACGAAATCCACTTATCTAATATGTCTAAGCTAGACTCAGATGGTAAACCTATCTATAGAGAAGACGGTAAAGTACTAAAAGGAGAAAACTACTTTAAGCCGGATATTAAAAAGGTTTTAGTTCACTCTTTAAACTACACCGGGAAGAAGTACGTAAAAGACCAGAATATAAAAGAGTTAGACGTAGAGGTAGAGGATTACGTTCATAAGGTTATAGACGTAGTAGCTAATTACTACGACGTAACGGTAAACGCTTTAGCTGGGGTAAAACGTACTCAGCCACTGGCAATCGCTAGGCATATTATAGCGTACCTATGTTATCAGAGATACGAGTACTACTCTATCTTCGGTAAAGAACTTACTAACGTAATTAATAGAGATAGGACTACTTTTATACACGGTAATAAGATTGTAAGAGACGGGTTAATATACGATAAGCCTTTAAGGACTGCGGTAAACGATATAACTAATAACCTTAAAAGAGAAATGAGTTAAAAAGTATTAGTTTATTAACTAAATAGTATTTATATTTGAGAAACGAATAAAACAAACGAATAATGAAAGTACAAGATTTAAGAAACGAACTAAGTAACGGAGTAACAGACTTCGCATTTATTAAGAAAGACGGAAGCGTAAGAGTGAGCAGAGGAACTACTAACCTAGCGTTCGTACCAGTAGAAAAGCACCCTAAAGGAGGTAAAGCATCTGAAAAAGTATTAGCTTACTTCGATTTAGAAAAAGATAACTGGAGATGTCTATCGGTTAACACGGAATTTATAACAGCTTAATAACTACGGGAGGGTAAAACCTCCCTTTTAAAACGAATAACTATGAACGAGTGGAGTATTTTAATAGCTTTATTTAGAGCTACTACCCAGCAGAAAGGATTTCTACAAGGAGAAACTAAACAACACGCTAAACTACTCTTTAACAGATGGGAGCGCGAAGGAGATAAGTTAGTGAACCTTATAGA